CACTTTTGAGAGGGGAGAGCATGGGACACACGGCAGAACAGATGGTGGACATTGCGTACCGTAAGGCGACGACGCGAGGAGGTGAGCGGCGAATAGTGAACCAGCTATTCCGGGCGCAGGACGATTCTGATCGATGGCCGATCAGCGGACGGTGCAACGTCACGGAACGTGCAATCCGGGCGGTGCGTCGGTTTGAGCGTGAGAGCGGGTGCGCGATGGAGACGTTTGAGTATGCGTATGCGGTAGAAAAAAGCATGTACCGACATTCAAAACGACGAAGGAAATTGGTGACATGAAAAAGTTTCATGTACGAACGTCATTCATGTGGTCAAGATCGTTTTCACCCATATGGCACATACCGATACGGATGGAGGTTTTAACTGCTTATGAAAATCCACCAAATTCAAAAGAAATCGGTTAAAATCACTTGCTTTTTAACCAGAAATGTAGTGTATTTAAGGAGTGAAAAATGAAAGTAATTAAAGTGACCAAAGAATATTTTCAGACAAAGGACGAGAAGGTTTATTTCTTCGAGCCTTTGGAAAAAGAAATATCCGTTGAGGATATGCAGAAGATTGTTGATGCAAATGAGAAAATAATTAAGGAGTTGAAAGAAGAATGAAAGTGCTTTTAATAGATGCCGATTCAACTATACCGAATATAGCCCTGATGAAATTATCAGCGTGGCATAAATCATTAGGCGATGATGTTGAATTGGTACGAGCTAATCTTCCTTATTATCCAAATAAGAAAAAAACTCCGTTTACCCCAAAAAACGCTGATAAAATTTATTGTTCTGTCATATTTGAAGGTAATGTGGATTACATCATGGGGGATAATATTGTATTTGGAGGAACAGGATTCGATCTTACTACAAAAATTCCTTCCGCAGCTGATGAATTTAAACCAGATTATTCTATTTATCCTGATAATGATATTTCTTATGGGTTTATCACAAGAGGCTGCATTAGAAATTGTTCGTTTTGTAAAGTTCCGAAAAAAGAAGGATACATTCAAAAAATTGCGAGTGTCGAAAGTATTGTTCGGCATAAAAAAGTAAAGTTTTTGGATAACAATATTCTGTCATTACCAGAACATAAGGAAATACTAGCTGAACTCGTTCAAAAGAATATTAAATGCCAGTTCACTCAAGGTTTAGATATTAGATTGCTGGATTCTGAAAATAGTGATTTGTTATCAAAAATCAACTATTTTGGTGAGTATATCTTTGCTTTCGATAATTGGAAATATAAAACGGTGATTGAAAAAAAGATGGTTTTTCTTTCTTGGCGAAAGTCTTATCAGTTAAAGTTTTTTGTGTATGTACACCCTGACATGCCTTTGGCTGAAACTGTTAAAAGAATATTGTGGTTAAAAAAAAATCAGTGCTTGCCATATATTATGAGAGATATAAGTTGTTGGCAAAGTGAAAATTCTGATTTCTTTGTTGATATTGCCGCTTATTGCAATCAGGTGCATCTTTTTAAGAAAATGGAGTTTACAGTATTCATTGAAAAACGGCACAAGAATAAAGAGCGCATTCTGAAAAGCAAAAGGTTGTGGAATGAAAATCTATATACTCTGCCCGATATTACGGGGCGAGAGGCGGTCGAAAGAAGAAAATTGAACCAATAAATGAACCCAACGAATCTAATGGAATTTAAAAAGGACGGATCACCAGAAGCGACGATTTTTGAGTTTAAAGAAAAAGGATCTTACAAAAGAAAAGTATAGATTTTTAATTTGTTTGTGTATATACTACACACTTTGAGTAGTTGTATGCAATTAATCGCGCTCTGGAAATTATAGCCGGGGCGCAAAGACACGCGGCATCGTGCCGCGAAGAAAAGACAAAAAATGAAATTCATTTCACTGTTTGCCGGTATCGGTGGTTTTGATTTAGGTCTTGAACGTGCCGGAATGGAGTGCGTTGGTCAGGTCGAATACAATCCGTTTTGCCAACGTGTTTTAAAAAAGCACTGGCCTCACGTTAAACTTGTGGGAGATATTCACGATGTTACAGAATCAGACTTCGGATCAGTTGACCTTGTTTGCGGCGGGTTCCCTTGTCAGCCGTTCAGCCAAGCTGGAAAACGAAAAGGATCAGATGACAACCGCTATCTCTGGCCGGAAATGTTACGAGTTATCGAAGCCTACCGGCCCGCTTGGATTATTGGCGAGAATGTTGTTGGAATCGTCAACATGGCACTCGACACTGTGTGTGCTGACCTGGGGAAAATTGGATACAATACGCAGTGCTTTATTATTCCGGCTTGCGCAGTCAATGCGCCACATCGCAGAGACAGAGTGTGGATTATTGCCAACGCCAACAGCTTGCGATTACAAGAGCCGCGGGCCGAATTCGAAACAAGTTGGGATAGACAATTGGTTCAAAGGCGCGAATCCTGGGGCGAGTCTTGGCGTGAAGCTGCATCCAGACTTTGCAGAGTGGGTAATGGGGTTCCCGGTCGGGTGGACCGCTTGCGGAGTATCGGAAACGCAGTTGTCCCGCAAGTCGTCGAAGTGATAGGAAGAGCAATACGAAGAGCGCACGTCGTGTGCGCGGAATGCGCCCCGGAGAACACTTCGGAAGCGCAATTAACAGCATACAACAACCGCAAGCCAAAACTGGCGAAGTCAGCTGTGGGATATAAAATATAGTCGCCAGCTTCGGCTGTGCGGCGAGACGTTGTAAGAAATTTTTGCGCTCTGGAAATTATATGGCAACCGTAAGAACCCCGCGTCGTGCGGGGTAAGAAAAAGAAAACTGCAAAATAATTAAAATAGTTGTTGACTTCTGTTGTGTTTTGTGGTATATTATAGGTGTAGGCAGAGAGAGAAACAAAACACAAACCGAGGAGGATCAGATGAAGCTCAACAAAATCACAGCCCTGAAAAACGGAAACCAGTTGTTTGCATATTGGGCAAATAATCGCGGACGTGGCTCGGATAACTGCTCGCTGCTGGTTGTTCCGGCAGACGAACAGCGCCCTAATTTCTCGCGTGACGTGAAAAATGTTATCGCTGAAACCAGAACCAGCTCATGGTGCGGTCTGGTCAATCTGTCAAATGCCGTCTGCAACCAGCTCGGAATTTCAAAACAGGAGTTGTGCGCATGAACGGACAACTATGGCAGGAATGCTATTGTGGAACAGAGCCGGTCTGTGCGTCGTGCGAAAAATGTAAAAAACATTGCACATGCGGGAAACCAGTTCAACTGAAAATATCAACCGAATGCGCCGAACCGTATCGGCGCGGAATCGGGCAGGGATTTGGTTCGACGGAGGACGGCGACGCATGAAAAACGAAACGGACGTGATAAAAATTCGCATTGATTCGGATGTGAAAACCAAACTGGAAAAAATAGCAGAATACGAACAGCGCACATTGGCCGGGCAAATCAGATTAGCGTTGAGCGAGTGGTTGAAAACGAAGAGCGCCCGTCCTGGGCGCGGAACGGTTGCCTGACATTAAGGAAGCGCAAAAACATCTTACAACAGCGCAAGTGTGACATTAAAACGATCACACGTTACACTTCGACTCCAAAGCCGCGCAGATCGATCACAAGCATAAAAACTCCTCTTCGATTGATCCCCCCTCCCTTATGGGGAAAGGGGCAAGGGGGGAGAGGCCGTGCCTTGACCATTCCTTTTGGATTATGCCGGTGTATTTTGCCCAGCGGCGGGAACCGATTTTAGCGCACGACGCAGAGTTCCACGGATGCAGAGTTTCAGCGGACAAGGTTGGAGAGGGGGTGTATTGTGGAGAGTAAAAAGGGGATTATTTTTGAGGCACCGATGGTGTATACGTTGTGTTTGGCGGCGTCATTGCTGAACGTGCCGGGTATGCTGAAGGGATATGCGGGATCGTATGTGGCTTGCGGGTTTTGTCTGTTGTGCGGAATCATTGTCATGCTGATTAACACGTTCAAGAAGGGACGGGACTAATGGAAAATAAAACAGAAAACGGCACGACAAACGAACCGGCTTACGTCAGACCGCCCGGCATTTATATGCAGGGGAAGGATGGAAAGGAATTTCGCCTCAACCGTTTCCAGCGTCGGCAAGCCTTGAAGGATGCAGGGAAGGGGAAGATTAGAATTGCACGGCATACGTCCACGGGCGCGCCCAAAGCCGGGAAGCCTGTTCCCCCCAGCGTTGGGGGGTTGGAACCGGCTGATGGGCTAAAACAGGCTTCTACGGCGGTCAACGGCGAGGCGGTTTAGGGGCGAAAAGGCGGTTAATATTCTTGCGGGGTCTTGTCACAAGCAAACCCCGCAGGATTTTTTAAGGGGCAAATTAACATATTCGTAACATTTTCAAGTAGGGGGTGGGGATGCCTCTTTTTCTCTTCTCTTCTCTATTTATGTAAGATATATATATTTACATATAATAATATAAATATAATAATAATAATAACTTACAAAGAAAAGATAAAAATTTGGGACGATATTGGGGAATTGCTGCGGGGAACTGCGGGAAACACTTCTCACAAGACCCCGCAGGAAAAAGGGATGGGGGAGGGGGTATAAGAAAATGTTATGAATATGTTTTAGTTATGGCTTTTTTATGTGTCGAATAGTAGATTAGGTATTAAGCAATCAACAAGCGGGGGGCACGATGGAAAAGTTTTTTATTAGATCTGAGCCTGAAAATGACACACCGGTGCTGGGCATGTACTACGACGGCAGACCGGGCATGGATATATTCACGATTGGCGGCATGGCAAGGGATCGGTTGTGGCTGGAGCGCATTGGTCAGGATTTCTTCGGGCTGGATTTCAACGATAGGAAGGTTGTGGCTGAGAAGTGGTCGGCAAAAAACAAGGTGCAATTCTTGGCGATCATGCCAAGGGTGGATTTCGTGAACGGATGTGAGGCAATGAAGAATGCAGGAATCGTGGTGATTCCGACACGACACATGGAACGAGTAATGCGATAGGGGAAAGAGGCGATCAACCGGGGAGAGGCAAAAACAATATGGCGAATCATAGTTTGCTCATGGAATACATTCACGTCGGGTGCCGGGTGTTTCTGATTGCGTCGGGGATATTTGGCTTTATAGCTGTTGCCATTCATGCGTATTTTGATCGACGGCGTAAGCATGGGGATTGGCGGCAGTACGATGACCCGGATCAGTGGGGTGTTTAACCTGTCCACATACAAAGGGGAATCATGGCTGGGAAAGCTGTAAAAAAGGTTGATAAGAAAATCACGGCGTTGTCAAAAATGGATTCGTTGACAAACAAGAGTAATAAGGGCGTGAAAAATGAGGGAGTGTCCGAAAGGGCGCTTTCGCCTATCGAACTGAACGAACCGACGTTGACCGTAGGCGAGACGAAAAAGGTTGACAAAAAAGAGAAGAAACCGGAAGTGAAAATTGAGTATCTGCCGGTTGACAAACTCATAATGCCCAAATACAACCCAAGGCAGATTTCCGATCACGATATGCACCAATTGAAGAAGTCGTTGACCGGCTTTGACGCTGTTCAGCCAGCGGTTGTAAACATGTTCAAAGGACGCGAGGGAATCATCGTCGGTGGCAACCAACGTGTTCGTGCCGCCAAGGGATTAGGCTGGGACACATTCCCTTGTGTGGTGGTGAGTCTTACGGAGGATAAAGAAAAAGAACTGAATGTCCGCCTTAACCGCAATACGGGATTGTTTGACAATGATTTGCTGGTGGATAACTTCTCAAAAGAGGCGTTGAAGGATTTTGGTTTTGAGGACACGGAGTTGGGGGACATATTTGGCGATGTGACAGAGGGAATGGACAAGATCGGTGATCCGACGGACGAAGACGACGATACTGTTGAGACGGTCGATCAGAACGAATTAGAGACCGGTGCGTGGTGTTCGCTGGATTACCGGGCTGACGTGGGAAAGTCAATGTGTTCTCATGGGTGTTTGTATTGCTTTACAAAAGCCACACCGGCAGGACTGCAAGCCAAGGAAGGACGTTTCAAACTCACCAAACGCGAAGTCCTCAAAGAGTACATCGTCAAGGCTTCCAAGGCAAAACAGATTCTAAGCATTGGTGAATGCAATGACCCGGCGTTGCCTGAATTCAGGGAGCGGTTGATGTACGTGCTGAATGAGGCTACCAAACTGAAATGTTACCTGAAGATCAACACGAAAAACCCGCTCGTCATCGTCAAAGCCCTCGAAGAAACCGGCGCTTCCCCAGCGTTGGTTACGATTCGCACGGCGTTTTCGTTCTGCACAGATGCGGCAAGTGTGGTTGCGGAACCGGGTGCGCCTCGGTGGTCGTTACGGCTGGAAGGGTTGAAAAAGGCACACGCCTATGGATGTGACATTATGCCTTGCTTTTTTCCGTTCTTTTTGGATTATTACGACGGGTTTGAGGCGACGCTTGATGTACTTGAAGGGCTGGCTGACCGTTGGCTGGTCGTACCCATGCGCTCCAGCGCAACAGGCAAGCACTACTTCGGTCGCATCGCCCCGCTCTTGACCAAAGACGGCAAGTCCCTTGAGAAATACGTTGACCGGATAAAGAATCAGACCCGTCCGATGAGCGGTGCGTTGCATTGGTACACATACGATCAGACCTTGTTACGCAATGCGTACATTACGCTGAAAACGTGGATCAATGCCCGTGGCGCAAAGTTCGGCATCTGCGACGGCACCTTTGGCGCGGAACATGCCGACCTGATTGAGGGGGAGTATGGATGTCAAACGAATCGCATGGAAGCGGCGGGATTGAGTTGTTCTCATACGTCAATGGAATACGTTTTGTCGCATGGTCGCCTGAACGACATTCGTGTTCCCTTGTACGTGAACCATCCCGACATAATCGACAACCTGGCAAAACTAAACGCCTCGGTGTACAACCTCGTATGGGCATCCCACAAGGATTTCGACCCGCGCTATTTGTCAACGACGCCGACCGACATTCTTCCCCCAGCGTCGGGTATTGGAGTGGGTGGGGACGTGCGCATGAAAGCAAAATCGTATGCTAAAAGTATGCGGAAAAAATAAAATGGTGGACGTTATGAAACATCTGTGCTATATTTGGGTGACAGTCAGTACGGTACTGGATGTAAACATTTTTCATAGGGGTATCTATGTTCGGTGGTGGTGGTGGAGCAGGAAAAGCGGCGGTCAACAAGAATTTTGTTAAGACCTCCAAAGGTGTGAACGTACTCCGTTCAAGCCCACGGGCAAACAAAGCCACCGACGCGATTCGCGCAACCGGTGGTGGACGTCGCACCGCACGGTAACTCATTCACGCTATCACAATAAAACCCTTTCGCCAGCAATGGCGAGGGGTTTTTCTTTTTTAGGGAGTTGAACTGATGTCAAGAAGAAACCCGACCGTGCCACCCCCTCAAAAAAAGAAGCTTGGTGGTCAGCGTAAAGAAATCGACTACGAACAGTTTGAAAAATTGTGCAACCTTCAATGCACCCTTGCGGAAATATCCGATTTTTTCTGCATAAGCGAAGACACCCTTGAGGCGCGAGTCAAAGAACATTATGGGCAACTGTTCAACGTCGTGCGGATGCAATACCTTGCTGTCGGGAAAATCTCTCTCCGTCGTTCACAGTTTGAAACGGCGGTGAACAAGAAGAACGCCACGATGCAGATTTGGCTTGGACAACAATACCTCGGGCAAAGCAACAAACAGATCGGCACGGCTGATGGAGCCAAGGGTGAGGTTGTGGAGTATGAAGTGCGTCGCCAGCTATACGAAAAAGTGGCTAAAGAGTTGCCCGACGACGGCGACGATGGGTCGGTGAAGGTATGAAAAAACTGATTCTTGAACCCTCACGCAAAATGCAATTGGTCAGGAAGTACGCTCATAGAGCCAAGTTCCGCATCCTTGAAGGCGCCGTTCGTTCCGGGAAATCATTCGTGACTAATGACCTTGCGCTGGCAGAGATTGAGAAACTGCCGCCTTGCGATGTACTTATTTCGGGGTACAGCATTTCGTCTGTTGCGCGTAACGTCATGGCTGAATGGAAAAAAATGCTTGACCCGAATGACCGCGGATATTTCCGAAACATGAGGGACGAAAAGGACGACTACCTTGTCGTTGAAAACCCTGAGTTCCCCGGATTCTACGGCAAAAAGTTCTACATCCGTGGCGCTGGCAAGGAACACGACTTCAAACAAATTCAAGGATCGACACTTGGATATTGGCTTGCGGACGAATTGACCCGGCACACGAAATCATTCGTGGACATGGCGGTGACTCGTCTTTCCCCAGCGTTTGCCAAGGCAATATGGACGACGAACCCGGATAGCCCTCACCATTTCGTCAAAAAAGATATTCTTGACAAGAAGGAACTGTTCAAGGTAGGTGAGGACGGCACGGCGTTGTTCAAGCGATGGACATTTTTTCTTGACGACAATCCCAGCCTCACGGACGATTACAAGGATTCCTTGCGTCGGGTGCATACCGGCGTTTTCTACAAGCGGAACGTGTTGTCGATGTGGGTTATGGCTGAAGGGGCGATTTACGACGGATTCGACGAAACGATTCACACGAAACAGCCCGACGATCTGCCGAAAAGTTCCCGGTATGTCGTGGGTGTGGACTATGGCACCGGCAACCCGACGGTCTTTTTGCTCTTCAAATACAACCCAGCATCGTGGAAATCCGGGGAACCGAAAATATGGCTGGTGCGTGAGTACTACTACGACAGCGTGGCAGAGGGACGACAGAAAACGGATGCCGAATATTCGGCTGATTTGAAACGCTGGTTGAGTGGTGTTGAGGTGGACAAGATCATAATCGATCCATCAGCCGCCAGCTTCAAAGTACAGTTACAACAGGACGGATTTTTTGGAATCACGAACGCGGTCAACGATGTGGTGAATGGGATTCGCACACAAGCCCGTATGTTGCAGAATGGCGAATATTTAATTTCTACAAGGTGTCCACGCACGATAGAAGACTATGGCGCGTATGTGTGGGACGAAAAAGCGCAACTCATGGGAGTGGACAAGCCGGTGAAGATGCATGACCATACGAAAGACGCTGAACGGTACACTCTGTACACGCTTTATGGGGACACGACGTATAGTCTTGAACAGATGAACACCATGTAAGGGAGCGGTGAAAATGACAGCAAAAATGAAAATGATTAAGAACGACGGATGGGCGAATTTGCTTTCGGGGTTCGGTGTCAAAGGCAGGGACAAACGCAAAAGCACGTTCATCGAAGCAACCAACCAGCTTCAGGAAAACGAACTGAACGATTTGTACCGGGGAGACGGTCTTGCCAAGCGCATTGTCAATTTGCTGGTTGAGGATATGACCCGACGGTGGTTTACCGTGGAGAACGACACGGACGGGCTGATGGAGACGGAAATGCGCCGGTTGAAAGTGAAGCCGGTAATCATTCGCGCCTTGCGTCAATCGTCGTTACATGGCGGTTCTGTGATCGTTATGGGGATTGATGACGGCGGAATGTACGACATGCCTGTCAACGAACGCAACATTCGTAAACTCACTCATTTCCATCTGTTCGATCGCTGGAGAGCGTTGGTTGAAACCGAGTACACCGACCCGGAAGATGACAAGTTCGGCAAAACAGAAACGTACCGTATTCAGCCGATCACGTCCACCGGCACTTCCTTCATCGTTCACGAATCCCGTGTCCTTCGCTTCGACGGTTCCGACGTCAGCGACTATACACGCCGTCAGAACAGAGGGTGGAACGATTCTGATTTGCAGACTCTCTACGAACGCATCCGTGGCATTGCCGAAGCGCTGGGAGGCGCTGAACACTTGCTCACGGAATTCACGTTGGGGATCATGCAGATGAACGGCTTGCAGGGTTTGATTGCATCAGGGAAAGAGGCGCTTGTCAAGACGCGGCTGAACATGATTGATATGTCGAAGCATGTTCTGAATACCGTGTTGCTTGACGAAAACGAAACGTACAGCAAAATCGGCTCCCCGGTGACAGGCTTCCCGGAAATCTTGGATAAGCTGTTACAGGGCATGTCGTCATACACCGGCATTCCTGTTACGGTGCTTATGGGGGAATCACCAGCAGGACTGAACGCGACAGGGGCAAGCGATATACGCCGGTATTACGACATGATTGCCGCAAGGCAAGAGGAAAGAATGCTGGATCAGATGGAACGGCTGACGTGCTTGGTCATGCTCCAGCGGGAAGGCGAGTTCGGCGGTCGGGAATTAGAAGGATGGAAAATTGACTTCAATTCTTTGTGGGAACCGACGGACGCCGAAAAGGTAGCGGCAAGAGCGCAACAGGCAACGTCGGACAATCTTTACGTCACGATGGGAGCGCTCACGCCTGAAGAAGTGGCGCAGTCACGTTTCGGTGGAAACTCGTATTCGCTGGACACAAAGCTGGGATATGAGCGAACGATTGAAGAACCGGAAGAAATTGAAGAACCCGAAATGCCTGAAGAAGAAACCCCGCCCAAAAGCCAAGCATCCAACAACACCGTTCCCCCAGCGGCGGTAGACGGCGCCACGGAGTAAGCAATGAATAACGCGCTGGACATAAACATGAGGATGCAGTTGCGTCGGGTGAAAAAAGCCCGACGTGTTATTCGCAATCCGAAATGGCTGTACCCGGCAGGGGTTGAATTGACCTATGCCGCATACCTATCCAAACTTTTCAAAGCATGGGAAAAACACGTCAGCACGTTCATTGTGCATGAGGTGGAATCTTTTGTCAAGCAAGCGGGGATCAGAAAAGACGGATGGGTGGATGGTGTGGGCGAAATGACGCAACGTATTTCATTTGCCGCTGAACCGCTCAAGGTGTCGGCGAAAACAGCCGCGATGGTGGCGGCGAAAAAAACGGAAGGGTGGAATACAGCACAATGGAGCAAAATCAAGAGAGCATCGCTGGGGATCGACCTCTACGCGACGGAACCTTGGCTGGTGGACGTAATGGCGGCATTCGCCCAGCAGAACGTGGCGCTGATAACGAACTTGACGGAATCAACTGCGTTACAGATCGAATCTCTTGTGTTGCAGGGCGTAACGCAGGGGAAGACATCTGCGGCAATTGCTCGTTCAATCTTGCAAGGAACAGACCTTGAACCAGGCGTCTTCAAAAAGGTGCAGACACGCGCACGGCTGATAGCCCGAGATCAGGTCGGAAAACTGAATGGAAACCTGACACGTTTTCGGCAGACGGCGATCGGCGTTGATGAATATTTTTGGCGTACCATGCGCGACGTGCGGGTGCGCCCGGAGCATGTGCGCCACGACGGAAAAAAGTTTTCTTGGGAAAAGCCCCCGATAGGCGGCGCGCCCGGTGAGGCTGTAAATTGCCGGTGCTATGCCGATCCGGACTTCTCAAAAATATTTGACGATTTACCAACCGAAGTTTGGAGTAACTGATGGGATTTTGCACCTACGTTCATTGCTCTATTCGCCCTAATTGTGGGCATCCCGACCAGCCCGAAAATTGCTCGCTGGCTCATGCGTACACCGAAGATTTGTCATCCGATCTGAAAGCGAAGGAATTTCCTTTCCCCAGCGACGCCCTCAGAAACGAAGTGTTTTCTTGACTTTGCTTGACAGTTTATGTATTATTTAGGCATGAACGCAACAGATAATACAAAGAAAATCGGCTCTTTCTCGGCACCTCTCGTAGGTCAGTTCGTGCCTGTTTCCTATCCGTGGTGGAAGGTATGGGCTGTTCGCCGGGGACGCTGGAATGTGCATGAACCTTTTGCGTTCATTCGACCCAACGGCGACCGGATAATTATTCCGCGCGGCTGGTCTTGTGATCTTGCCAGCGTGGACGTTTTGCCGTTTCCGGCCAGCAGATTTTTCCCGCCCGATGGGGCGTATGCTCAAGCCGCTGTCGTTCACGATTTCGTGTGCGCCGCTGAATTGTTCCCGATCAACGTGAACAACACAATCATGTCAGAAGCGATGGACGCAATACCGGAATGTAACAACGCCGCAAAATGGTTTGTTCGCCGTGGAATCGACATCGGGACTGCCGCAACATACGGCGAACACTCCGTTCACCGCATTGCCCAGCTTCGGGCGCTGGTAGGAATCACGGATATGAAACGTCCACTTTGGGTGGACGGCAAGGCACGTTTTCCTATTATCGTAAAGGTTATGGTATGAATGGCATCGAACGTAATAACCTTTCAGGTGGAACATTGTTACAGGTCGCCCGTTTTGATCGCGGCTCTTTTCAGGGGAAGACATCACGGACAAAAGAAGGGTATCTTCGCACGGACGCGGCGGTCACTCGTACCGGCGTGTTTGCTTATCGCCTGTCTGACGGCTCAATGCGTCGTGAATTGCGTCACCCTCTTGAGGTGTTCGCACAAGACAGTTTGGCATCCCTTAAAATGGTGCCTGTCACCAACGACCACCCTCCTGTTCGTCTTCTCACAGCAGACACCGCCAAACAATATCAAGTAGGCTTTACCGGGGAAACCGTTCTCCCGAACGCTGGGTTTGTTACGTCAACGATGACGGTAACGGACGCCGCGGCTATTTCGTCTGTTGACAAAGGCAAGCGGGAACTGTCTTGCGGATATTCATGTGATCTTGTCAAAGAAGATGGCACGTTTGAGGGTGAACCTTATGATTTCAGACAGACCAATATTCGATACAATCACGTTGCTATTGTTGATCGGGGTCGGGCTGGTGCGGACGTTCGCATTAACTTGGATTCCCTCAGCGACGGGGACGGATTTGAAATAGAAAACGCTGACAACAACAACTTACAAAGGGGTACTCGTATGGTGAAGATCGTCATTGACGGCATCGATTATGAAGCCGCGCCGGAAGTCGCAAACGCGCTGACAAAAGCCAACAAAGCGACAGCAGATGTACAGGTGAAAGCCGACGCCGCTCTTGTTGAAATTGAAAAAATCAAAGCCGACCGCGACACGCTGAAAGCGAAGGTTGACGCCGCTGATGAAGAGGCGAAGACTCTCCCGGCTAAGATCGCCGTTGCCGTCAAAGACCGTCTTGACCTTGAACGGACTGCATCCGCAATCCTTCCCAAAGACACAAAACTTGACGGACTTTCCGACAAGGAAATCCGCACCGCCGTCATCAAAGCCAAGTTCCCCAAAGCCGACAATCTCGACACCGCCAGCGACATTTATCTTCAGGCGCGTTTCGATGCGGCTGTGGAGCTGGTCGAAACCCCGCCGAGTTCTGCCGCTGAACAGCGCAAGACCAGCGCGGCGCACGACAAGAACGACAGCCATACCGATTGCGACAGCGGTTCATCTCGCGACAAAATGATCAAACGCATGAAGGGTGAAAAGGTATAAGTTGCCTTTTCGATTTGTTCGATAAACCAAAACATTCAGAACAGCAGGAGTAAATACCATGTCTCAGACCTCTTACAACCGCGAAATGGGTGCGGCAATCGCCGGGATGAAAGCCGACATTCAGAATGACCGTGTTGAATCCCTCACCGCGAAAGACGCCATTGAGTTCGGTGCCGCTCTTTCCAGCGAAGCCGCCGATGCGATTTTCGCTCGTATGCCTGTCGTCAACGCCAACGCGATTGACTTCAGCGTCGATCTCATTACCGCAAATGTGTTCAATGCAACGATTGATTCGATTGCACTTTCTCCTATCACTTTCACCACCGACCATGCGACCACAATGAATGCGATTGTGACGGCCATCGAAACACAGGTCGCTACTGTGAGTGCAGAGAAAACCAGTTCAAACGAAATCACCGTTACCAAAGACAGCGGTGCCGCTCTCGTTATTTCGGGTGCAGCAGTAACCGGTGGTGCAAGTCAGCCTACCACCACTGTAACAGCCTCCACCAGTGATGTGTTCCGTGGTGTGGCTCTGCACACGCACAAGGAATCCGTCGGAATCGGTTCAGCCGCCGTTGCACGGTACGCTGAAAGAGAGATGGTGAGCGTTCTCAAGGACGGTCAGGTATGGGTGAATACGTCCGTAGCTGTTGCCGTGGATGACACCGTCTATGCTCTGAAAGACGGGACAGGCAGATTCACGAACAGCAACAGCGGCACACTTGCCACCGGTGCAAAGTTCAAATCATCAACCACCGGCGCTGGGCTTGCAAAAATCCAGCTTGCCGTTCTGTAATTAAACACGTTCATTAACTGAAACCGAAAACCATCTCTCAGGAGTTTGACACATGAATCCGATCCACGCAACCAACCTTGACGCAAACGAATCAGTATTCTTTGCTCGTCAGTTGGAGTCCATCAAGGCACGTTCCTATGACGTAGTATATCCCGAATTTCCCGCTACCCGTCTTCTGCCTGTTTCGACAGATGCGGGTACCGGTGCAGAATCAATCACCTACCGTCAGTTCGACTCGGTCGGTCTGATGAAACTCATTGCCTCATACGCCGACGACCTCCCCCGTTCGGACGTGTTCGGCAAAGAGTTCACATCCCCCGTCCGGTCGTTCGGCGGTTCATACGGCTACAACGTGCAGGAAATCCGTTCGGCTCAGATGGCGAACATTCCTCTCGTCCAGCGTAAGGCAAATGCCGCACGTCAGGCATGGGAACAGATCGTGAACAAGTACGCTTTCTTCGCTGATGGATCAGCGGCATTCGGCGGGTTGTTCGGGCTGTTCTACGCGCCCAACAAAACTGTTGTCGCGGCGCCTACCGGCGGCTGGGGAAGTGCAACGCCCGATCAGATCATTGCCGACATCAACTACGCGATCAACCGTTCGCGCATTCTGTCGAAAGGTGTTGAAATCAGTGACACCGTGATTATGGGCATCACTCAATTCGTGAAAATCGCCAGCACCCCTCGTGCTTCAAACAGCGATACCACGATTCTTGAATTCGTTCGCAAGACGAACCCCAGCGTCACGTTTGAGGGAATCAACGAGTGCGAAGGCGTCACCCCGAAACCGTCAGGTGCGGCTACCGCCACCAACATCCTCGTTGCCTACCGCAAATCGACGGACAAGATGGAGTTCGCAATTCCCCAGCCTTACGAACAGTTCCCCCCGCAGGAACGTGGGCTTGAGTACATTATTGCGACTCACGGTCGCATCGGTGGACTCATTCTCTTCTACCCGCTCTCTGTGACCGTTATGGAAGGTCTCTAAGAGTAAGCGGTCTTCGTGTGGCGATTATGCAGACCGCCTCTTGTGACCATCGCAAGGGGCGGTCTTTTGTTTGAAACGACAACACCGGAATGAGAGGCAATCTGATGCTTGTTGAACGAATACTTCCGTCGATTCTTTGCATAGGTGAACAGATTTTCTACCCCGGCGTGAATAATATTATACCGGAGTTGATCGATCACATCACCGGACACCAACTGTTCAAAGAGCAATGCTCCCTTGGACACTTGAAGATCATCAAGGCGGCTACTGGCGCGGCACCTGTTGATCCCGACGTTTTGCATGATGAATTGGCGCGAGAAATCATGTCGATCAAAGACGTCAAAAAAGCCGCCGAGGTTGTAACAAAAACGCTGTCCATCGGGACGCTCAAACTGATTGCTAAAAGCGAGACGCGCAAATCCGTTCAAAAAGCGGCACAAGTGCGTCTTGATGAAATGCTGGCGACGCCTGAAACCGAAAAGAAAATGGAATAGTCATGGCTTTTACAGCGGCACAAATCATTTCCCTACGCGCCCCGCAGTATGCCACCGATACACGGATTACCGATCTGATTACCCTTGCAAGGGAACAGACCGGCACCGAGTTCGGGGATCAGTACGAATTAGCCGTTGCCTTGCGTGTGATGCATTGGAAGGCACGGGAAGAAATGCGCGGTGGCACAGCAACAGGAACGTCAAGCGGAACCGGTGAAGCCGGTATGGTTACATCAGAATCAGAAGGTCAGCTCTCACGCTCGTTTGGCAGAACCGGAACGAACCAGCGATACGGCGATTTAGCCACGACTGTCTACGGCGTGGAGTTGATCGATTTAATGGGGTCATGTTTGTTCCTTCCCCGGACAAGGATGATGTAAATGGCGACCGGCGTGAAAATGACAGCGCAATTAATCGACAGAGGATTCACGGCAGAAGTAGACCGATACTACTCGCTGGACAAATCCTATGTCGTGGCTGGTTTTCCCGCTTCGGAAGCGCCCGGCAAAACGAACCGCAAGGGAAGTGGGCATGAACCGGCAAAAAGCATGGATGAAATTGTTCAAATCGCTGGGGTGCATGAGTTCGGGAGCCCCGCGCAAGGCATTCCCCAGCGTTCGTTTTTTCGCCCAGCGCTGGACAAGGCTATGCCAGCGGTCGGCGTGATGAAACCGAGGCTTTTGAATCAGATTCTTGACGGCAAGCGCACGATTCGTTCCGGTCTTGGGGTCATCGGTGAGTTTTTGGTCAGCAAAATCAAAAATGAAATTAGAACCGGCACGTTCGCGCCGTTGAAACCAAGTACCATTGCGCGGAAGGGGTCAGATAAACCGCTGATTGACACTGCGCAAATGATTAATTCCGTAAGCTATAACACATTCACCGGGCGGTCTTGATGGGTTTTCGCACTTACACATTGACGGTCAAGAGAAGCCCCGGCGGGTCGTTTGTAGACGGTCTATGGGTGCCACAAGACTTTACCGAGTCCACCATCTCTGCCAGCGTCCAGCCTCTCACACCGCAAGAAATGGACTTACTGCCGGTCGCCCGGCGCAATTCACAGACATTCAAAGTATTCACCTCAGAGCGTCTCTATCCAGCCCTTGAAGGCGGCGCGAACGCCGATCGTGTCGTATTTGAGAGTGAAGATTATGAGGTCATTTCGTGCGCGGAATGGCAAAATAAGATCATCCCGCACTACTGCGCGGTGATTTCAGGCAGGGTGCCGACACTTGAAAATCCCCCTCCCCCCGTGGTGGTGCCGTGATGAATTGGACTACATTACGAAAAGCCATTTACGATTGGGTGTCTTCTGTTGACACGACGTCCACGGTGATATGGGCGCGGCAGAATGCGCCTTTCCCAGCGTTGCCGGTCATGCTCATGCGGTTGTATTCGGTGGCGTCAATCGCTATGGATTTCATCGCGCAAAAAACCAACGACGACGGAAAAATCAAAATCACCGGCAACCGAGAATTTTTTTGTGAGTTACAGGCTTACGGTGGCGACGCGATAGGACGGGTGGAAGACTTGAGAATGTCGCTTCAAACAGACACGGTAAAAGCCGCTCTCATAAAAGCGGGACTCGTTTATGTGACGACAGAACCTATTTTAGACATCTCAGGGTTGAATCCCCCTCAAATGGAAGATCGGGCAACAATGGACGTGCGTTTCAGAGTGGCGCATGAGTTCATCGACACCCCCGGATTCATAGACACAGTACGCCTGACAAGTACCTACAAGGACATTGACGACAGCATAATAATGGTCGATACCTCTACAATAACTGTGAACCCTTAAACAGGAGTATTTCTTATGTCGCTTTCAGACATCGTAAACGTACAAATCACCCGTAACACCCGGTCGGTCTCAAGGGTCGGTTTCGGCACCTTGTTGATCGTTGGGACAAACCCGACGTTCGCTGATGCGGTGCGCATTCAGTTTTTTTCGGGGAGCACCGCGCTTGCTGATCTTGCCGCTGTTCTGACCGACGGGGAATCAGCACCGGAATATTTGATGGCTCTGTCGCTTATGTCACAGAGTCCCAAACCGACGCGCTTTGCTCTCGGTAAAAAGGCATCGGGCGACGCCTCATACAGCGCCACGCTGTCTGCCATTCAGGGCGTGTCCGACGACTTCTACGGCGTCGCAATCACATCACAGACCGTAAGCGATCAGGAAAGCGCCGCTGGCTGGTGCAATACCCGCATGAAGATTTTTGG